CATGCGTGGTAGGACTTTTAAAAATGCATTCATCATTGCTGATGAAATGCAGAACGCAACCCCTTCACAGATGAAAATGCTGCTTACACGACTAGGGGAAAATAGTCGTATGGTAGTAACCGGTGACTTGAACCAGGCTGACCGTCCACGGGATAACGGTCTTGCTGAATTCTGCGATTTATACGGCCAAGGAGGTGATTATCGTATGCTCGCTATGGCAAGGTTCAGCACCGGGGATGTTGAACGACATCCTGTAGTAAAGGAAATTCTTTCTATATATAAGGAGATTGATTAGCGATTAGTCTAGGAGCCAGGATTGTGTGGTCAAGAACTTTTGACCTGCAAAGACCACACAATTACTGTAATCGCGCTATTTTAATCAATGTTGCAGCCAAGTTAATTTCTGGATCAGCTATTAGTGTATGGTCTACTAGACCTTGTTTTATGACAAGAAGAACACTGTCTTTCTTTTGTTCAGTATCTCCAAATAAGTCTAAGTTCTGGTACATCCAAACATAGATGCCTTCAATTTCCTCAGGAGGAACTCTACCACACAGCAGTTTTCTTGCCTCTTCAATCTTGCCTGCCTTAAAGAGTTCCACCATATCTATTTTCCAATCTCCGCCACCTTCGTCCGAGTTTTTACTAGGACTGTGTAAAACACCATCCCTTACATTTTGTTGGACCATATTGATGCATTTGCGAAGGTCTGGATAGGTTATTTTAACATATGAATCTAAGTCATCTAGTTCAAAGTCTACTTTTTCCTCGACGAGAATAGTAGCAACACGAGCAGTAAATTCAGTGCTATCAGTCCGTTCAACATGAAACCCTTGACATCTGGAATGGAGAGCTGGGATAATACGGTTAGGGTAGTTACAAGTAAGTATAAACCTACTATGATTGGAATAGGTTTCCATGACACCCCGGAGAATAGCCTGCGCATTAGGTGTGAGATAGTCTGCTTCATCTAATAATACCACCTTGAAAGGTCCAAATGGAATCATTTGAACAAAGTTAATTATTTTATCTCTTACAGTTTCTACATTATTATCTCTAGACGCATTGATTTCTAGAATATCATAATGTTCAATACCGACTTCATTTATTAAAACTTTTGCTAGAGTAGTTTTGCCAATACCTGCAGAGCCACTTAACAACAAATGCGGAAAGGATTTTTCTTTTACCCAAGTTTCCACCTGACGTTTTTGAGTTACATCTTTGAAAACATATTCTTCAAGTTGTTTTGGACGATACTTTTCTACCCAAAGTTCTTTAGCCACGTAGGGACTCCATTGTGATGATTTTACTTAATGATTCTGCTAGGTCTTGTTCATGAGTAATAATATGCAGGTTTTGATTCTGACGATCTTTAACACGGTCATAGGTACGAGTTTCTATAACCAAACCACCTGCTGCTCTATGAATAGTAATACGCATAGGCTGGTTTGAGTCTAAGTCTGTAGACTCGACTAATCTAGAGGGTTTTAATTCTTTCACTGCCTCATCTTCAGTTAACCAACGACGAACCCAGTTTTTAAAACTATATTTAATGCCCATTTGTTTCCTTACTTTTGGTTTCTGCTTGGGTGACCCGCTTCCTAAGACTCGAACTAGAGAAGCTGTGGTCGCGTTTATTGTATACGATGTCAATGCCCCTGTCGCGACATATTGATTTGCCTGTGAATTCTTTGTCTGCATATTCAACTCCTAATATTCTAACATCTACAGGCAGAATAAGCAAGAGGTCTTCTAGATCTTTTTCTGTCTGATATACTACAACTTCGTCCACATTACGATTAGTGCTAAGTTGTATTTGCCGTTCTACAATACTTTGTATTGGTTTATTTTTGGTATCTGGTCTATCTATAGTAGGATCAGTTTGTAAAGCAGCAATTAAGTAATCACAGTGGTTTTTAGCCTCTGCTAACATTGCTACATGTCCTGCATGAAATAGATCGAACGAAGAAAAAACTATACCGATTTTTTTACCTTCAGTTTTCAAATCTTTCATTTTATTAAAAATCATTTGTATTCCAATAATATATGTCCTTGTTTTACCTTCTTGTAAAATGTAGCCCTGTGTTTTATGCCTAATAATTCCTGAGCCATTTTAATTGATTCGTATTCTACACCATTTACGATTACAGGTTTATATTTTGCTGGTAAAGGTTTACCCTTTCTTTTAGCCATTGCTTCTTTATGAGCATTAATCCATTCTGGGTCATTGCCTTTATCTAAATTAATATTACTTAAACGTATTTTTTCTTTAGTTTCTTTTGAATGTTTCAGACCTTCGTGCCCATTAGACTTGCCTTTTTTAGAGTTGCTTATTTTTTTGTTATATTCTCTTTTAACTTCACTTGTTAAAGATGAATGCCAGTTTTTAAGACTTTCTGAACGTTTTCTGTATATTGCTTCTTTATTAGGGTGATGAGAGAGGGTATCACCGCCATCGCCACCTTTCGCTATGTTATACAAATTATATATGGATGAAAAAAATGATATATTTTTAATTTCTAAATCATCTAACTCTTTCTTTGTATCAGCCCATTCTAAAATTTCTATAACAAAATTGGATTTACCATATTTTTTAATTGCCTCTTTAAGTGCGATTCCTGATCCATAATAATCAGAAATAAATGATGTGCTTTTCTTTTTTCCTATATAAACTCGATTGTTTATTAAATTTGTTGTTTTATAAATGTATCCGAACATGATATGTATTTATCACATTGACTACATTTAACCTATAGAGAAGGTTATTCCTATCTTAAGGCCTGCTGCCTTAAGTTCTTTTATTTTATTGAAAATCATTTTAACCCTATTAACTTACGTAATAGAGTATAAAATCTCATCTTGTATTTGTCAATGAGTATTGGTGTAATTGTAGGTGGATGATGAGGGCAGCGCCCTTGTTTAAAATCGCAGTCGGGATTGTATTCTTTATGACAAACATTACATTTCATCTTTAAGGATTTTGACTAACCTCTTTTTATTTTCTTCCTTAAGCCATTCAGCTTCATTTGAAAATGATATACAGTTTTTTAAAGTATCATCTATAAACCATTTTATTTGGTATAACTCTTGCTTTGTATAAAAAGCTGTAAATCCGTCATTGTAATGACTGTTTATTTCTGTGCTCATAGCTCTAACTTGACTGTAAATGTCTGAAACATCCCACCGTTTTTGAAAGCCCATTATGCTACTGCTCTATAAACGTCATTTGGTTTTTCATCGCTTGTTGCAATGATAGCGTTGTTGTCTATCATTCTAACTTCAGTAATCTCGCCCTTTTCATCTTCAAACTCCACCGTTCTGGTCCATCTACCATGTTCAATAAGAACCCATTGCCCAATAGACAGTTCAGATTGCTCAGGACCGAGAGCCCATACCTTACCCCATCTTGGCATAATACCCTGTGTTTTTCCATCTGCACCCGGAATAAAGATACCGCTGCGTGTTCGTTCTTCTCCGAACTGCATTTCTGTTACAAATACTCTATCACGTAATGGTTTAATAGTTCCTTTTACTTTCATTTATTCCTCTGTTTGTTGTTTTTTAGATCTAGATATAGTTTCTTTAACTACTTCTTCTATTTTAGTTTGCGGCTTTACATTTGGCTGTGTTCTACGTGGTTTAGCATTAGGGTTATCTGCGTAGTATTCTGCTACAATATCTTCTCGCTTTTTAACAATCTTTCCGCCCTGCCCTATAGCATCGCCTCTTGCATTTACTTTCATATTACCTACGGCAGGTGTTAGTTCATTCTGACGCATAAGTTTTTCTAAGTCAATAACTTTACCCTGCATTGTTCTATATACCATGTTCATTCTCCTTTAGGAATTCATTCATGTCTAATTTATATTTAATGCTGTCTATTTTATGGATTCCTAATAAAAATAATGTATAACTTGCTACACTACTTCCTCTTCCTACACCCCACACTACATTATTTTCTCTCATAACATCCACTAGATATTTCAAATACTTAAGAAGATCCATCATGTTATACTTTTTAAATAATCTTAATTCTTCAATAAGTCTTTGATAGTTTTCCTTTGGACATACATGAACTAGATAACCTTCTATATCCATATCACAGTACTCTTCGGGCATAAACCATGTATTTTGATTAGCTTTATCGAACTCTTCCAAACTGCCTATATCTGATACTACCCGTAATGTTGGAATATCATCTGCATTGCGTTTTTTAGAAGTATTATATTGACGAACTAAATCGTTATCTACAAAGAAGATTTCACTTAGACTTTTTATTTTGCCTTTGTAAAGTAGATCAAATGCCTGATCTGTGTCTATAATAACTCTACCAAACTTATCTATTTCCATTATGGTTGAATACCGCCTTGTATAATTCTTGGTTTAAAGTTACCACTATCTTTTATGTTGAAATCTTCCCAACTTAGATTTTTACTATTAGTCGAAGGACTGTCTTTATCCCACCAGCAGTTAGGTTCGAGTTCCATATCTAAATCTAGTTCATCATGTATGTTATATTTTACATTCTCGCCCATTACACTGTCAATAGTCATATAATGTATAATGAGATATTTGTTGGCTATTTGGTTAAATTTTTTCAATAATATTATGCCAATCACATAATCCCATGGCTCTGAAGGAAACTCAATTATATTGTTGTCGAAATTTTTAATAAGTTCTAATTTTGTATTATTAACATCTATCAAAATAGAGTTATGTAAATGATAGTCTACAAAGTATTTTAACTTTTTAAATCCTAAAGATATTTTTGATCTGCTTTCTAATGGCTCCATACAGACCTGTAAGGAGTAGTTATTAGGTATTATTTTTTTATCTATTATAACATTAGAAATAAAGTTTGTAGGCCAAATAAATGTACTCATATCAATTTACATTTATTAGATCATCGAAGTCCTTATCTTGTTTTTTGATTGATGATTTTAGTGCCGCTTGTTGTCGCTTGTTCATTTCATCTTTGTACATTTGCAAAGCACATAAGATTTGTTGACATACTCCGCCCTGACCCATATTTGCCGCTATGTGATATTTTTTAGTAAGATCTAATATTCTATTTTCTAGTTCTTGATCTTTTAGTTTGATAGCTGGTTCTAATAACGGATGATACATTACCCTGCCATCTTCATAATATAATAAAGAGCACGGAATGGGGGTAAGTTCATACCAGTTGCAGAACTACCTGCTGTGTTAATAGTTAGCGTATGTTCGTGTTCAGCAAGTTCATCTCCTAAAAACTCTGCTGCTACACT